CTAGATTGCAGCCGGCATCGGCGCAGGCTCGGCCGTCAGCGGCGCGACCCAGTGCGCCAGGTGGTCGGCCGACAGGTGCGCGTACCGCTGCACCATCTCCATCGTTTCCCAGCCGCCCAGCTCCTTCAGCACCTGGAGCGGCGTGCCGCGCTGCACGTGCCAGCTCGCCCAGGTGTGCCGCAGGTCGTGCCAGCGGAAGTCGCTGATGCGCGCACGCTCCAGCGCCTTGCGCCATGCGGCCGTCGTGGTCTGGTAGACCGGCTTGCCCTGGTACACGAACACGCTGTCGGCGAACCCGGGCGCGCGCTTCGTCGCGCGCTGGCGCAGCAGCACGGCGATCGCCGTGTCCGACAGCGGCACCGTGATCGCCTTCTTCGCCTTCGCCTGGTCCGGGTGGATCCACGCGACGCGACGCGCGAGGTCGACCTGCGACCACTGGAGCCCGGTCACGTTCGAGCGGCGCAGCCCGGTCTCGAGGCTGAAGCGCGCCATGTCGGCGAGATGCGCGGGCAGCTCAGCGAGCAGCCGCTCGCTTTCCGCCGGCGTCAGCCAGCGGATTCGCTTCGACACGACCTTCGCGCGCTTCGTGACCGGCGCGCGATCCAGCCATTCCCACTCGACGGCCGCGTTCAGCACGGCCTTCAGCACGCCGAGCACGCGCCGCACCGTGCCGTCGCTGACGGCCCGGCCGGTCTCCACGACGCCGTGCCGGGTGCGCACCACGCGCGGCTCCCGCCGTTTCGCGAGCGCGATCGCGTCGATGCGGTTCCGGTCGATGTCGGCCAGCGCGACGCCGGCGAGGTGCCGGTCGAGCCAGCGCAGATGCGTCTTCGACGTTTCCAGGCTCGGCAGCCCTTCGCGGTCGACGACGTACCGGACGACCGCGTCGTTCCACGTATGGCGCGGCTTCGCGCCGAGCCGCGCCTGGTTCCACAGGTCCACCTTCAGCCGGTCGTGGAATTCCTGGGCCTGCGCTTTGTCGCGGGTGCCAGTGCTTCCCTGTATCGGCGTTCCGCCGCCAGGGGGGTACAGCTTGTATTGCCAGTTCGGGCTGGTTTTTCGTTTGTAGAGCGACATTCGTTCACTTCCTCCGGCGGTTCGCCCTGCGCCGCTCGCGGGAGCCATTCTCCGGCGAGGTAGCGCTGCAGGGCGGCGATCGAGAACATCCAGCGCTTGCCGACCTTGCGGCCCGGCAGCGCGCCGGCCTTGGCCTTCAGGCGCACCGTTTCAGGGTGCGCGCCGAGCAGGGCCGCCGCGCCGAACAGGTCGACGGTCGCCGCGGGCGCGGCTTCGGCGTGCCGCGCGCCGGGGGGGCAGGCAGCGCAACTCGTGGAATGGTGGCTTGCACGAGAAATGGTCATAACGCATTGATTTTCATGGTTTTTGTTTGCCATCAGTTGCCATCATTCACGCGTGGCGGCCCCGCAAGACTCATGGCGCGAAAAACGGGCAGCGCGCGCGACCGATGGCGACGCGCGCACGACTCGTGGCGTACGTTGCCGGCCGATGCCTGCCGCTTCCCGGTTGTCTTTCTTCTTCTTTTTCAATGAGTTGAAGAGAAAGAAGAAAGAGACGGGCGCGGCCGGCGCGAAACCCGGACTCGTGGCAAAAACGGCCCGACACATGGCGAATCCGGCGCCACGCGCGGCGGCAGTTCGTTCAGGAATCAAGGACTTGCACGCGGACACCCGCGAAATCCACGATTCGCGCGCGCTGCCTGCGGGTTCCCCGCACTCCGGCCGGTTCAGCCGGTCGCGGCTCATGCGCGGCCTCCGTGCATCGCGTCGGACGCCAGGTCTTCGCGCACGGACACGTGCAGGCCGAATGCGGCCAGGCGCTCGAGCGACACCGGCGTCAGGTACGGCACGCGACGCATGTAGATGCGGCGCTCGACCTCCTTCTCGCCGACCACCACGCCGGCGTGCTTGAGCTGCGCCTTGAACACGCGGTCGGACTTCACCGGCAGGCCGTTCCACTTGTCGCGCAGCGCGCTCGTGTGCGCGAGGTGATCCATCACGTGCCCGGTGCGCAGCAGCAGGCAGAACTCGCCGTCGACGGTGTCGAACGTGTACGGATGCTTGTAGTTGCCGCCGTCGATTTCCGACAGCACGGTTTCCATGATCCAGACCCATGGCTCGCGATCGGCGCTCGTCTCGGCGACGTGGCCGTTCATCTCGGCGATCAGGTCGCGCGGGAAGTCGCCCTCGCTCGGGTCCATCCCGGCGAACTCGCACAGGTAGCGCCACGCCAAGGCGACTGCCGCATAGTTGCCCGCCATGCGCCGCGCGCCGTCGTCCTCGCCGCTCGCGCGGCAGCTGGCCAGCGCCCGGTCGCGCAGCGCCGCGTACTGGTCGAGCGCGGCGCGCTTGTCCAGGCCGGCGAGGAATTCGAGCCATTGCCGGACCGGGAAGCGCGGCAGGTCGTCGGGCAGCAGCGGGCCGCGCTTGCCGGTCAGCGTCGTGCGCACCAGCTTGCCGAGCAGGCTGCGCACCGGCACGTCCTCGCCGGCCAGCATCACCGGCGCGCACAGCAGGTATTCGGTCATGTCGGCGCCGCGCCGCGTCACCGTGTACTGGTAGTTCTCCTGCAACAGCCCGACCGCCTTGTCGATCACGTCCTGCCGGCGCGCGGACAGTTCCTCCCAGCCGACCGGGTGGCTCGTGTGGCTGATGCTGGTGAGCAGCCGGAATTCGGTCTGCAGCGACTGCCCGGAGAACATCGTGAACGCGAGCGAGCGTTCGAGGCGCTTGATCAGCGTCGACTTGCCCGCGCCCTTGTTCGCCTGGATCGTGAGGTGCGGCCAGAAGCCGAGCAGCGCCTTCAGGTGGCCGCCGAGCGCCCACACGAGCGGGATCGTCGCGGCGTTCTGCCGGAACGTCGTCTGGTACGCGGCGATCACGCGGCGCGCGTCGCTGGCGAGGCCGCTCGGGAACGTCAGGTTGTGATACGGACACTGCTTGTCCGCTTCGGTGAAGTAGCAGTCCGGGCCTTCGTTGACGATCAGCCGGCCGGCGCGCCACGCGAGCCCGACGAAGTTCGCCGCCTGGCGTGCGCCGAGATCCGCGCCGCGCTCGAGGATGTTCACCATCCGCTTGAACGGCGCCGGCGCCCAGATCGGGCCGAACTTGCCCCACTGGTCGACGTTGTGCAGCTGGTCGTCGAGCATCACGCGGCGGATCAGCTGCGCGCCGTGGCGCGGCGCCTGGACTGACACGGCGAAGTAGACGGTCGGCGCCTGGTCGGCGTCGCCCGTCATCGTCGACGTCGCGCTCGCGACCGACACGCGACTGATGCCGGCGATGCGGAAACCGCACAGATCCGTCATGACCGGCGTTTCGACGCCGCTTTCCTCGTTCTTGTCCATCTTCGTGATGTAGCTGGTGAAGTCCGGCCGCACGCGGAAGCGCCAGTACTGCGCGAAGTCGTGCGGCGGCAGGAAGATGCGCGGCCGGCCGCGGCGCGTCGCGTCGCCGGGCAGGCCGGCGATCAGCCACGGCTCGAGCTGCTCGAGCGCGCGCGCCAGCTCGGCCGGGCCGCGCAGCTTCAGGAAGTCGTTCACGTCGTTGATCGGCTGCTGCGCCGTCGCGCCGTCCGCGAGATCGGCGAGCCAGCCGGCCTGGTCGACCAGCACAGCGCTGACGTTCAGCGCGGTGAGCCGCTCGTAGAGCGCCCATGCGGCTTCCGGGCCGGGGCGGTGGCCGGCGCGCGGGTGGCCGTCCGCGAACGGCGCGTCGTTGTCGAGGCAGATCACGACGTGCTTGCCGCGCAGGAACGCGAAGTCGATGCGCTCGACGTTCGCGAGGCCGCGCAGCGCGAGCGCGGCGGTGCCGGGCAGCGCGCAGGTGTCGACCGACAGCGCGTTGATCGCGCTTTCGACGATGATCACGCGCTTCGCGCTGTCGAGCCGGCGCGCGTCGGCGGTCCAGCCGTAGCCGGCCTTGTCGCCCTGGGTCTGCGTCTTGACGCCGCCGTTGAGCGCGGGGTCGACGTAGCGCATGTCGACCGCGACGACGCGCGCGTCGCCCGGCGCGCGCACCACGAACGCGGCGGCCGGGCCGCCGTGGCCGACGTCGCCGGCGGCGACCTTCGGGCTCGTCCACGTGTTGAAGCCGAGCGTGCGCGCGGCGATCGCCGTGTCGAGCGCCGCGGCGGAAATGCCGCGGCCGCCGAGGTATTCACGCACGCGGCCGCGTTCGGTCACGCAGCGCTCGGCGATGTACTCGACGGTGGATTTCTCGCGGCGCTCCGCCGGCGCCGGGCGCTCGGGCGGGAGGCCGTAGGCGTCGTGGAGGTAGCGCACGGCGTCGGCGACGGTGCCGCCGCGCGCATGGATCACGAGGTCGATGCACGAGCCGCCGGCGTCGGCGCTGTGGTCGCGCCAGCCGGTGCCGTGCTTCGGGTGGTTCACGTAGATCGACAGGGACGGGCTGCGGTCCTCGTGCCGCGGCGAGTGGTAGAGCGCCCGCTCGCCGCCGCGGCCGCGCTTCAGGCCGAGGCGGCCGGCGAGGTCGTGCAGGTCGATGTGCCGTTTCAGTTGGTCGATCGAAGCCATCGTTTATTGCTGCTGTCCAGGTTGCTGCCGGGGGTGTTGCGCCGGATTGCCGGTCGTCGCGGGCGACGCGACGAGCGCGCGCAGCGCGGCGGCGGATTGCGGGAAGCCGAGCGCGAGGCGATCGCCGAGGGCCGCGATGAAGCAGGCGAGCGCGCGTTGCCGCGCGGCGCTGTCCGGCGGGTTGTCGAAGCTCGGCACATCGGCGGCCGCCGCGATCGCGGCCCGGAGCGCGGCGTCGTACGGCGCGGGTTCGAGGAAGCGGTTCATGCGCGCGCCTCCCCGGCGAACGTGCAGGCGGGGTGCGCCGGGCGGCGGCAAATCGCGTGGCCGGCAGTCCGCCGGGCGGCGCGGCCAGGAAGGGTCGATGCAAGGGTCGGGATCATCACGTGTCCTTTTCGACGGCAAAAAGAAGCCCCTCGCGCCGTTCAGGCGCGATGCGAGGGGCCAAGCAGGGGGAGTTAGGGCGTCAGACGGGCAGCTCGAGCTGCGCCGCGAGGCGTTCGCGCACGTGCGGCGAGAGCGGCAGCTGCAGCGACAGGTTCGGGATCGCGGACGGCGACAGCGTGCGCGCGAATTCCATGTTCACGACGTACGTGTGGCCGCACTCGGGGTTCGTGCACTGGAAGGTGATTTCGCGGAAGGTCAGCGACATTTCGCGGCTGCTGCGCGCGGTGGCGCGCGTGCGGCAGTGCGGGCAGCGGTTCAGGATTCGCATGTTGTCTTGCTCCGTGCGGCCGGCGCGATGCAACGTTGGCCGTTTGGCGAGTGGGCGTGTGCGCGCACGTGGTCCAGAATCGACACGTCGCGTGCGGGATCGGGGGACATGAACGCGCGCCGGTTCAATGGCGCGCGGTGCGGGAGCGCGGCGCGGCGATCGCCCGCAGATGGCTCGCGCCGATGCGGATCAGCTCGCGCGCCATGCTGGAAATCGAGCGGTTGCGCTGCGCGGCGAGCTGCTCGAGCTCGACGCGTTCGGTCGGCGTCAGCCCGACGTAGACGGGCTTGTTCGACATCGTGCCGCGCGGCGAACGGCGCGGGCCTTTGGAGGTGGTCATGGTCGGTATACTTTGTTGAGATAGTCTTGCGTTACGGTGAGGCTAGTCTAATGAGCAAAAAACGACGCGTCAATTGTTAATGGGTAATTTATGACACAAATCGGGAGTCGCTTGCGAGACGAGCGCTTGCGGATCGGACTCAGCCAGGATGAGTTTGCGACCGTGGGCGGCGTCGCGAGACGCTCGCAGTCCGCGTACGAGTCGGACGAACGCTCTCCCGACGCGGCCTATCTGCTGGCCGTTCGCGAGATCGGCGTCGATATCGGCTACGTGCTGACCGGCGAACGGCTCGCCGCGGACGGCGCGGCGGCGGAGCAGGGCGCGCGCGACGCCGACGAGGCGGAAGTGCTCGCGATGTACCGGCAGCTCAATGAAGCCGGCAAGGCGTCGCTGCATGCGTTCCTCGCCAGCTGCATCAACACGGGCGCGATGCTGCAGACGGCGACGCCGCGGCGCGCGAAGCGCCTGTCGGAGAATCGCCGCGCGGCGCTCGACCAGCGCACGGCCGAAAACGTCGATCGCGCGATGGCCGAGCTCGAGCGGCTGAAGGCCGAGCGCGCGGCGAAGGAACCGAAGAAGTAGGTCGCGGCGCCGCGCGCCGGTCTGTTTGCATCCGGCTGCCGCAAGCGGCGGCCCGGCCGGCGTCGGCGTTCCCGCTTCGCCGCCGTCACGCCATCCCGGCATCGGCGAAATCCCGCCTTCCGTTCCCTTGAAATTCCTGTCGCCCGCGGCCCGGGCGAGTGCTTCCGCGCGCGGGCACGCGCGGGGCCGTGGCGTTCGGACGTTTCGCAAACGCATCGGATAAAATCCGAACAATCACTGTATATCCATACAGTATTGGTTTAGCATTCTGAAAGCCGGTGAGGCTGGCGATGGTGGGAATTCCGAGGCTACCCCCGTCGCGTCAGGCGGCCCCGCCGGTTGATGACTGTGTTTGTGGAGACCGGAAGAATGAAAAGCAACAGTGAGCACAACACCGGCACGATTGGCGCGTCGATGCCGGCTGATCATCACGCGGACAGCCGCGGGTCGTCGATGTTCACCCCGCGAATCCGTACGGATCTGACCGACGATGAGCGGGCCGACGCGCACGCGGCGATCGACACCGCGATGCAGTCGGTCGGCCAGGTGCTCGAGGCCGCGCTGCAGGCGATGGCGAACCTGCGCGATGCGCGCGCGACGTTGACGCAATGCGTCGACGGACGGGACGCGCGCCCGAATCTCGGCGGGCAGCAGACCTCCCGCTGAGCCGCGGTCATGCCTGACGTCGTCGCGACCGGTCGCGCGACGGCGTCAGGAATCGCCACGCAGGCCGGCTTTCCGTCCGGCCTCGCCTCCCGCTCCCTCATTCCTCCCGATCCGGGCCGCGCATCCGGCTGCGCTAGTGCTTGCCGGACGCCGCGCCACCTGGCTTCTTCTTCGAATCCTTGCGCACCTCGAGCTCGAGCTCCGTCGTGAAGCCTTCGCCGCCGAGCTTGTGCGTCGCCTTCTTTACGAGCCACGGCGTGTCGTCGATTTCCGGCTTGAAGCCCGACACGGTGACGGGCATCTCGGGAAACAGCTCGGGCCGCCCGAGCGCGAGCGTGTAGTTCAGCGTCGCCTGCTGGCGCTGGATGCGCGCGTATTCGGCCTGCGCCGCCGCGCGCGCTTCCGCTTCGGTCGCATAGTCCTGCGGCAGCACCTTCGTGTTCCTGACCTTCTCGTCGCCGACCACCACCGACTTGCGCTGCGCCTTGCCGTTCGAATGGTAGTGCGCGCGCACGGCCGCGTAGCTGTCGCGCTGCACGATCTGGTAGTGATGCTGGTCGCCGCTCGCGCGCGTGAGCGGCAGCACGTCGAGCGGCTTGCCGCTCGCCGTCTTGCCGCCGCCGATCGGCAGGAACAGCAGATGGCGGGTCTTCACGGTCATCACGGCGTCGTAGCGCTTCGCGACGCGCGTCAGGAACGACATGTCGGATTCGTGCGTCTGGTCGATGTGGTCGATCAGGACCTGCGCGAGCGTCGCGTCGACCGTCGGCTTCAGCCCGTGGCGCGCGGCGATGGCCTGCACGATCGCGCCGATCGTCTGCCGGTGCCAGCTTTTTTCCCGGCGCTCGTGCATGCGGTTCGTCATCGACGCCGAGCGCGCCTTGATCGTGATGATGTCCGGCGCGCCGCTGTGCTCGACCTGGTCGACGGTGAACGTGCCCTTGTCGACGAGCGGCTCGCCGACCCAGCCGATCGACACCGAGATGTTCGCGCCGCGCAGCGGAATCGCGAACGTGTTCTGCGTGTCGTCGATCACCAGGTCGAGCATGTCGGCCTCGTCCGCGCGCGATTCCGCCAGCGTCAGGCTGACGAGATTCGGCGCGATCAGGCGCGACAGGTCGCGGCCGTCGAGCGTGATCCGGTAGTCGGCCTGCGGCTGCGTGCGTCCGGTGCGGGTCGGCCGTTCGCCCGGCTTGCAATCGAACGTGCTCATCGTTGGGCCGCTCCGCCGTCTTCGTTGGCCGGCGCGCCGTCGTCTTCCGCCGGCGGCGCTTCGGCCAGCACGCCGTCGTCGACGCGCTTGAGCGTCAGCGTGAAGTCGATCTTGCGCGGCACGCCTTCCTTCGAGTGATACGTGCCCGTCACGCTCAGGTTGTCGATGATGTACGCGCCATAGACGTAGCCGTTGCCGTCGACGAGCACGTACGCGTCGCCGACGTCGCCCATCCGCGCGAGCGTCTCGATCGACGCGATCTCGCCGATGCCGTTCTCGGGCGCGACCGTGCCGCTGAGGGTGATCGTGTCGTCGCCGGCGCCGGTGTACTGGCTTGCGTCGCGCACGCCGATGCGCGCGGTGGCGCGGTGCTTCCAGTTGCGCTGGCGCTGGAGCTGGTGGTACGGCGCGGTCGCCAGGCTGAAAACGAACTGGTCGAGCGACATCATCATGGCGGGTTTCCTTTCGTTGAAGCGGGCAATCAATCGGACAGGCGCGCGGTGGCGCGCGAGGCCTTCGCACGTTCGGCGCGTTCCAGCTCGACGCGCACCAGGCGGGCGAGCTCCGCCGCGTTGACGCCGGGCGGCGGGGTGATGTTGATCGTGATCGGTGCGTGCGGCGCGCTCGCGGCGGCGGCCGGTGCCGTGAGCGGCGCGCGGTTGCCGATCGGCAAGGCACCGGCCGCCGGCGTATTGGCTGCGAACGCAGGCGCGCTGATCAGGGATGCGGCGGCAGTTCCGAGCGTGGCGAGGATGCCCCGTGCATTTGCCGGGTTGCCAAACGGGCGGCCCGGGATGAATGCTTTTAGGCTGGAAGTTCCCGGGAACCAACCGAGCGGCATCGTGGGCAGGTTCACCAATGCGTCCAAGCGATTTTTCACGAACGAGTCGATCGACCAAGGTGGCGTGCCACTGCCCGGTTTCTTGAGATTCGGACTGAGCCCGTCGAGCAACTCGCCGATGCCGTTCGATTTGTTGGCGCCTCCCTTCTTCCACAGCGTGATGCCGCCGACGATGATTGCCCCCGCCGTGGCCGCCGCGATGACCGGATGCCTCGCCGCGAGCGGAATGACTCTCGCCGCAGCCGGCCTGACATTCCGGAGCGCAGCCGTCGCCAATCGCCCCAGCCCCTGCCGGATACCCTGGAACGCACCCGTCGCCAATCGGCCCGCTCCCTGCCTGATACCCTGGAGTGCACCGGTCGCCATTGTCCCGACGCGGGTCATGACGGACTTTCCGAGCGAGGTCGGCAAATGCTCCAGGACCGGTCCGCCGAATTTGAGTACCCCGGCGAGCGCGGCGAAGGCGGTGGCGAAGATGCTGGTGGCGGTGCCGTGCTCCTGCATGAGCTTGACGGCCTTTTCGGTCAAGGTTCCCGTAGCGTCCAGCGCCGCGTTGTAATTGGGCTGGAGCTTCTCGCCGGGAATGAGCTTCGCGTTGCTTGCATGCGCACGCACGACCTTCTCGCGGCCCGACGTCGTCTGCAAGGCCATTGCGTACGTCGAGTCGACGCCGGGAGTGTCGGCGCTGCCCTGCGCGGTCTCGCGAATCTCCTTCGTCAGCTCCGACACCGCCGTGAGCATTTGTCGCGCGTCCTTGTCGGGGAGAATCCGCGCAAGCTCGGATTTCACCTGGTCGGGGCGGATGATCCCCTTCGCTTCGAACTTCGGCTTCAGCACCTGTTCGAACCATTCGAACGGCGAGGTCTGCCGCAGGTCGTCGCGCCGCAGCGCGCCCGGCAAGAGCTTGTCGAACGCGCCGTTCTTCTTGTGGGCGACCAGCTTCGGGTCGATCAGGTCGAGCTCGATCATCCGCTTCACGGCGCTGGCGTTGAGCTTGTCCAGGAAGGCGCTGCCGGACAGCGCCGCGAGGCCCTTGCCTGCCTGTTCCCCGCCCAGTTTATGAACGACCGGCTCCATCTGGTTGTAGAACACGTCGCTGCGCAGCCGCTTGGCCGCGTCGCCGCCCGCTTTGGCGAAGTCGTTCCACTTTTCGCCGCTGACCCGGCCGTCGGTCGACCAGATCATCTTCTGCGCAGCATTCAATTCGGCGGCGAACGCCGCCGGGCTCTTGAAGCCGTCGCGCTGTTCGATCACCTTCATCATGCCCAGTATTACTTCGTTTCTCGCCTTCGCGCCTTCCTCGCCGAACAACACGGAGTTCGTGAGTTTTATCCTCGACAGCGCCGGCGCCGCGATCTTGGTGTGCTCCTCGTCGCCAAGGTCCTTTTGCAAGTCGGCTATCAGGTCCAGGTTGTCGCTGATCGACTGGCCCTTGACCTTCATCTCGCGCGCGTAGTTCGCCAGTGCCTGCGACCCGCCCGCCAGGCGAATCCGCAGGGCCGCGATCTCGGCCTGTTTCGCTTCGTCGAGCAGCCCGGGCAGCATGTCGAACATTTTGTCGCCGGCGTCTTTCATCGCCGAGCCGTACTCCGACAGGGTCCGCTTCGGCGTCTTCTTCTCGCGCTGATCGATGACCTCGTCCAGTTCGCGCTCGCGCTGCGTGAGTTTGCCCGTGTCGGCCGTTGCGTCGGAGAGCTGGCCGCGCAACTTGCGCAGCTGATCGGCTTGCCTGCCGAACGTGGCCGCCAGGCTCGAGGCCGAGCTTTGTGCGTTCTCGAAATCCCGGATCATCCGGCGCGACGGCGGGCCGGACGCATTCAGCGCCTGGCCGAGCGCGTCGACGTGCGCACGCGCCGCCTTGAGCGCCAACGCAGTATCGGCGAGGCCGCGGCGCATCTCGCGAAACTCGCCGACGCGCTGCTGCGTCTTCGCCATGTCATCCAGCTCGCGGCGGATTGCGTTCAGCGAGTCGGCCAGCCCCTTGTTGCCGGTCAGCATCATTTGCAGGGGCTTCGTCATGTTGTCGACCATGTCGACCATGACGCGCAGTTTCAGAGTGTTGTCCATCGTCGATCGTTTCGCTCATTCGGCGCCGGCGCGCACCCGCGCGCGCTCGCGCCAGTCCATCAGCTCGGCCAGGTTGAAGGCATCCATCACGGGCGGTGTCCAGCCGAACACCGTCGCGATGTCTGCCATCGCGTCTTCTATGCGGTCGGGGAGGCCAGTCGGGATTTCACGGCCTTCGGCATCAAAAAACCGGCGAAGATGCCCCCCAGTTGCACGAGGTCGGCGGGGTCGATGTTCGCGACGTCGGCTTCGGTGAGCGTCGGCGAGCTGATGCGCGGCAGCACCTTCGACAGCGCGACGACGTCGAGGCTGACCAGGTCGGACAGCGACACGCCGCGCAGCTCGCCCGATTTCGGCTTGCGCAGCGTGATCGTGGCGATCGTCTGGTCGCCGCGCACGAGCGGGGTGTCGAGCGTATGCGTGGCCGGGTCGTCCTGCGCGGGCGTGGCCGCCGCTGCGCTCATGGCGGCGGCGGGCGCCGCGGCCTGCAGGTCGGTCACGGCTTGGTCGGGTTGAATCGGGTTCATGGTGGTCCTGTCGGATAAGAAGGGAGTGACGCAGGTTGAGGCCCGGCCGGCGGATGCGGCCGGGCCCGGGATTACAGGCCGATCGCCTTGCGCAGTGCCGCGAGCAGGTCGTCGCCGTTGATCTTCTCGACCATGTTGATGAAGTCGATCTCGATCAGGTCCACGCCGTTGACGGACAGCTTGTAGTAGCTGGCGACGGTCGTGACCTTGAACGACGTGTCGTCCTTCGTCTTCGCCGAGCCCATGTCGATCGAGCTGTGACGGCCCTTGATGACGATCTCGATCGCGTCGACGCTGGTCGAATCCGCGGCCTGGTAGGCGCCGGCGAAGCGCAGCAGCACGCCGTCATGCTTCGTGATCGCGTACTGGCTGAGCACCGAGCGCATGAAGCCGCCGCAGGTCCATTCGAGCTGGATCCCTTCCTGGCCCATGTCGAGCTTGATCGGGCCGTTCATGCCGCCGCCCTGATAGTCCTCCATCTTGCGTGTGAGCTTCGGCAGCGTGATGTCGACAACCTGGCCGACGAAGTTCTCGCCGTTCTGGAACAGGTTGAATCCCTTGAGTTTGCGAGGCATACCCATCGTGTTTGACTCCTGGTGAGGCCGACCGTTACGCGCTCACGCGCGCGGCGAAATCGGCGAGATAGCGGTCGGTGATGCGCTGGCGCAGCATCAGGTTTTCGAGCGGCGGCACCGGCGTGTACTCGTAGTCGAGATACGCCTTGCCGGACTTCAGCACGTCGGTCGTGTTCGGCTCCGGGTCGTACCAGGCCGAGCCGCCGATCAGGTAGCCCTGCGACGTCCATTCGCGGAACTTGCCGTTGATGGTCTCGATGATGTCGCGCGGCAGCGAAGGATTGAGCGGGCCGTCGATGATGGCCATCTGCGCTTCGGCGATCGAATCCGCGATGACCTGCGCGGTGCGCGTGTAGTTCTCGAACGCGAACAGCGGATCGTCCGAGCACGTGCGCGAGCCCCAGAAGCGGAAGCCGTTGCGGTTCACGAGCGTCGTCACGTCCTGCTCGTTCAGGAAGCCGGCGTCCGTTGCCGGATCCTGCAGATCCCACGACACGTCCGCGCTGATGCCCGTGACGCCATTCACGCCGACGTTCGACAGCGTCTTGTGCCAGCCCGTGTCGTTGTCGATCTTCGCGCGCAGGCCTGCGGCGTACGCGGTGGCCGGCACGACGACGGTCGAGTTGGTCGCGTCGTCCCACGCGAGGAAGTCCGGCCAGATCACCATGATTTCGCGCTGGCTGAACTGCTTGCGATATGCAACGGCTTCTTCCTTCGTCTTGGCGCCGTTGGCCGACACGTAGGCGAACGCGCGCAGCGACTGCGCGATCGACGCGAACGCGGCGGCGACCGGCTGCGTGTCGAGGCCCGGCGCCGCGAGGATGCGCGGCTTCACGCCGAAGCGCGACTGCGCGCCGAGCAGCGCCTTCATGCCGGTGTACTTGCCGTCGGCGGTGACGGCGCCGATCACGTTGGTGTTCGTCTCGGCGGCGTCCTTGCCTTCGGCGACGCGCACGACGATCGTGACGGGCTTGGTCTGGCGGCCGATCGCGTCGAGCGTGCGGCGCAGCGTGCCTTTCTTGCCGGCCTTGCCGAGCGCGGCGACGACGTTGGTCAGCAGGACCGGGGTGTTGAGCGGGAAGGCGGCGGCGTCGGCGTCGTCGGCCGTGCAGACGATGCCGAGCACGGCCGTCGAGATCGTGCGGATCGGACGGGTGCCTTCGTTGATTTCGATGACGCGTACGCCGTGGTGGTAATCCTGCGGCATGGTGTGTGGCTCCTGTGTTTGCTTACGGAAGAGAGAAAACGGGATGAATCCCGCGCGGATCAGGTCGCGGTTTCCGCGACCGGAGCTGCAGGTGCGCTCGGCTCGGCCGGCGGCGTCGGTACGTAGGGCGCGGGCGTGGCGGGCCACGCCACCGCATCGGGGAACGTGTCTGCCTGGATGGTCGATACGAGCGCCATCTGGTACGCCGACCAGGCCTTGAAGTAATAGGTGCCTTCGTCGTCGAGCAGGCCCGCGGCATACGCATCGGCCTTGCCGGCGTTCGCCTTGCGCGCGGTTTCCAGTCGCTGTTCGAACTCGGCCATCGCGGCGTCGCGCTTCTCGCGCTCGAGCAGTTCGGGCGGGACGGTCCATGCGCCGTCGATCCACGCGTGGCGCGATGACGGCCGCGGTTCGGTCGTCAGGCCGAGCTTGTCGGGGGTCTTGCCGGCGAGCGTGATTTCGACCGGCTCGCCGGTCTCGGTGCGATAGCAGGTGCGTCCGCGATAGTCCGGCAGGAGAACCCATGCGCCGTTGCGGTAGAACGGCCAGGTCGTCGACGTGCGCGCCGGCGGCGCGTCGAACGTGGCCGACGACGGGACGAGCCAGCGTTCGTGGTTGCGCGGATCGGCGTCGGGCTGGCTGCTGCTCAGGTATTCGCCGGTCGATGGGCTGTAGTGGTGGATCAGCATGGTTCGGAATCCAAGTTAATAGGCGCGGATCATGGCGAGCAGCGCGATGTTGCGGGGGCGCGATTCGTTTGCACCGTCACCGTTGACGGTAATGACGTGGCTGTGGCGGCCGGCGGCGCCGATACCGACGTTGTGACCGTGGTTCCCATTTCCATCGGTTACGCCCTGCGGGCCACCACCCGCATCGCTGATTTCGGCTCCGTTCGATCCATTGACCGGAGCGCCGGCGGGAGTTATGAGCGCGTGTCGAGAGAACGTGTGACCGTGCCAGCCCTGCACGTCTGTCCATGCCGAGTGCGCGTGATCGCCGACTTCACTCGCACTTGCGCCGTGGCCGTGCCATCGGTTCGTGCTGTCCTGCCATGAGCCGATCATGCGATTTGTGTCAATGCCGCGGGCGTCGTCCCAGCACCGGATGAACTCGCCGCGCATTTCCGGGAGGCGGAACGTCGTTGCGTTATCGCCAGCCGAGAAACAGCCCCAGTTATTTGCGCCCCACACCGACTCGGCGATGAGCGCGCCGCTCGCTTGCGCATAGGCCCACAGCGCGGGATAGTCCGAGCGCTTGACGACGGCGCCGTTCAGCTTGAGGAAGCCGGCGCGGACACTTGTACGTGGCTCGAACACGATCGTGCCGATCGACGCCGAGGCGATTGCCGCGACCACCCATTCCGTCGTCGGCACTTTCTTCGATACGTCGCCGGCTGCCGGCGTCTGCGCGGTAATCAGGCCGGCGACCTGCACCAGGCCGACGCCATCGTCGGCGCTCGTGCCGAACAAGGTGTGTCCGCCCGGCAGGGCGCGTGCCACTTCCTTGTTGCCGGCGACAACCATCGTGACGCCGGTCGCGCCTTGCGAGCCGAGGTACAGATCGCCGTCCGAGAACACATAGCCGGTCGTCGCGTCGCTGGTCGCGATCACGCGTTTCGGACCGGCTCCAAGCGTCACCGTACTGTCGACGGTCACCGGGCCCGTGAAGCGCGCGCCGGCCAGTGGCGCATAGCGGCTCGCGGCCGTCTTGGGCGTGAGCGCGCGCGTTGCGTCGGCACCCGCATCCACTTCCGCCTGCGTCGCCAGCTCGACCACGCCCTGCCGCTCGGTCGTCGCCGGCGGATTCAGGAACGACGCATCGCCGAACACGAGCTGCGTCGCGTCGATCGTCGCGAACTGCATGTCGGTCGACAGCAGCAGCAACGCGGCCGGCGATTTCTCCATGATCGGCGTCGCCTGGCCGTAGGCGGCCAGCAGCACGCCGTTCTCGAGGTAGAGGCCGAACCCGTAGAGCGAGTACTGGTCCGCCGTGTCGTCCTTCAGCGTTGCGTGAATCGTGTCCGGCGCGATGTTGGCGCCGCCGAACGTCGTGATGCGCTTCAGCTCGTTCGGCAGCTTCGTGAGCCCTTTGTCGGCGACGAAGGGCGCATTCGCGAGACCGATTTCCACGACCTGGTGGGCGCTGGTGCCGCCGTTGCCCGGGGCGACGAGCGCGGCGCGGCCGGCGTCGGTGATGAGGATCTGGGTTGCCATGTGCGATCAGTTGTCGGTGAGGTTCATGCGTCGGTAGGTCGCCACGCGCGCGGCGGCGCCGACCCGTTGCCGGCCCCGCATCGCGAAGCCCTGCGTGAACGTGTAGTGCGCCCGTGCCGGCTTGGTCCGGTCGATTTCCGCGAGGATGTCGGCGACGTATTCGGCGGTCGGCGGCTCGCCCTCCTGGCCGCTGACCGTCATCACGATGTCGAACGTGCCGGGCCGGCCTAGCGGGTTCTGCTCGAACCATTCGCGCAGCGCGAGGTTGCCGCCGAAGGTCGCGACGACTTCGCGCACGGCCGCGGCGGTGCCCTTGCGGCGCGCGATCGGAATCGCCTGCCTGACGCGGGCGCGCTTTACGTGTTCGGGCCAGTAGTCCTTCCACGCGTCGACGCCGAGATGCCAAGCGAGCCACGGCAGCAGGTCGGATCGGATGGCGTCCGGGTTCATCAGCGTCGCGAGCGGCGTCGGAATGTCGTCGATGCGCGCATTCACGGCGGCGAGGTTGCGCTCGAGACGGGTCGCGTTCGGCGGCAGGATGTCATTCATTGCTGTACACCCCGCCGTCGATCAGCTCGATGCCGGTGCAGTACGGCGCCTGCTGCTTCGTCGCCGGAATGCCGGCGAGCGGGCTTTCGAGGATCACCTTCTGCACGCCTGCCGCGCGGGCGGCCGCGTAGATGCCGTCCAGCGTGACTTCCATTCCGAGCCGGTGCATGTCGTCGGCGTATTTCTTCATCGCCTTGTTGGCCTGCGCGAGTGCCACCGCACGATCCGGTCCTGCAAAGAACACCAGCCGCGCGCGAATCGCGTAGCGCAGGATTTCCGCGGCGCGCACCGTCACCTTGTCGGTGAGCGGCCGCACGTCGTCGGCCTGCAGCGCGGCCGTCACGGCGTCGACCAGTTTCTGGTCCGCCGTGCCGTCGCCGTCGCGCGCGAGCACGGTGACGAGCACTTCGCACGGGGCGGGGCTGACAGCCGACGCGTCGAGCACGCGGCCGTCCGCGTTGCGCGCATGCGAGACGTACGCGCCTTCGGGGCCGGCGACGGAGAAGCTTTGCGGCGCGAGCTGCGTGCGGGCGCGCAGGTCGATGTCGCTTTCCATGACCGCCGCAACGTCGTGTTCCGGGTCGGCGGGCGAGATCGTCAGGCGGCGGATGCCGAACAGCGCCGCGAGATGGTCGAGGTCGTCGCCGTTTGCGTACGCGAGCATGACCGCGCGCGCGGCGTCGTTCACGCGCTGGCGCAGCACGAGCTCGCGGTACGCGTTTTCCTGCAGCAGCTTCACCATCGGCTCCGATTCGAGCGCGAGCGTGGCGGCGATCTCGGCCTGCTCGGCCGCCGGATACAGCGACACGAGGCGCGCCTTGCGCTCGGCCAGCAGCGTTTCGTAGTCGATCGTCTCGACGACGTCGGGCGACGGCAGCTGAGAGAGGTCGATCGGGGTCACGCTCATGCGAGGCTCCCTTGGGCGACCGGCACGCGCGTCGTCACGGCCGTGCCGCTCTCGCTCGTCCAGCCTTCGATGTCGAGATAGATCGCGCCGGCTGCGGCGTTCGAGTCGTCCGCGGCGAGCACGACGCGGGTCAGCGTGAGGCGCGGCTCCCAGCGCATCAGCGCCGTCGCGACGGCCGCATACAGGCGCGTGCGCATCGCGCCGTTGCCGGGCGCGTCGATCAGGTCGGGCAGTTCGGAGCCGAACGTGCGGCGCTTCACGCACGACGCGAGCGGCGTCGTCACGATCTTGCCGATCGACTGGTAGAAGTGGCCGAGGCCCGAAATCGAGCGGCCGGTGTTCGCGTTCATGCCCTTCATTGCGGTTGGCTCACCAGTTGTCCATCGCCTTGTTCGCGATGCGTGTGATGCGGGAGGCTGATGCCTTGCGAAGTCACTTCTCGGGTGAAGCTGGCCGCGCCGTCGATCTGCATCGTGGCGCCGCCTGCGCCGCCCTTGCCGGTCATGCCGGACTCGAACGCGAGCGGCCCCTTGACCGTCATCGCGCCGGTGCAGGTGGTCTGCTGCGCGTCGAGCGTGATGGTCTCGGCCTGCACGGTCGCGGCTTTCGTCTGCACGGTGACCGAGCCTGGTGCTACGACGAGCACGGTCGCGCCGGCGGGCAGTTCTGCCTTGAGCGCATGTGCGGCGTGGTCGTACGCGACGCTCGCGCCGTCTGGGTAGACGCGCGTGTGCGTGTCGGGGCTCGACGCCGGCGCCGGGGCGGCGTCGGAGTAGAGGCCGCGCAGCGCGACGCCCTGTGCCGGATCACCCATCGGGCAGAGCAGCACGACCTGCTCGCCCGGGGTCGGCGGCAGCCATTCGCGCGTGGTGCCTGCGGTGCAGGCGATCCATGGAATCCAGTTTGTTTGCAGCCCGCCGCCGTCTTCGTCGGGAGTACCGACCGAGACGCGGCACAACGCAGCCGCATGGTCGACCGCGAGGATCGTGCCCTTGCGCACCGCGTTGCGTGCCTGCCGTTGAATTTCGTTAGCGTCCATGTGGTCATGGTGCCGGGCGGGGGCGTGGGTTGCGAGCGATGGCTTGTGTCGTGGGGGTGAGGACGGAAGGGGCGTGAGGCGGGTGGGGCGAGACATGCACGTCGATCGGTGTTTGCGGCCGATTGAGCTTCTTGTTCGTGGGGGTACGCAGCGCCGAGGCGCTGATGGACGTCGCGCGAAACGCCAAGCTGACGTTTCGTGGAATCGTGGTGCGTGACGAGACGTCAGAGCGTGCCGGACGCGGCGTTGTGCGCGGCCGCTGACGGAGAGTCCGGGCAATCGTGACGGGATCGATTCGTCGACCGATCTCATCGAACGTGACGCGCAGGTCGCCTGTCGTTCTGGACTGGTCGAGCGTGGTGACGACGTTGGTCAGATGGACCGGCGTGTCGGGCGTGAATGCGGCGTCGTCGTCATCGGTCGTTCAGACGATGACGGCGACGGCCGTCGAAGGGCTGGGGATTGGGAGGCCGTTGTGGAGACTCTGCGGCGCAGAGTGGCCCCCGGGGTGATGGACAGGGGGAAAGATACGGTCAGGCTGTTGCCGCGATCGCGTGCACTGCGTCGATCGTCGTTGCTTCACGCACCTGGGCAATTGCATCCGCATACTTCTGCTGCGAAGCCGTGCGGAAAGCCACCCAATCTGCATTCACTTGCTGCACCTGTTGCGCCGTGTGCTCGACATACGCCCATGCGTCACCCTGCCGGCACCACAGGGAGGTGTGCCAGTCTGCCGTCCCAGCATTCCACGCGGCAGCCAGAGCGGAACTCTGGAGGTTGCGCTGGTCGGTGTCTGTCGTCGGGTAGAACGTTGCCATGCCGATGCCCGGCGACGTAAAGCCCGCCAGGATTGCGGCCTGGCATGCCGCGTTCAGCGACGCGATTGTCGATGCCTTGAAGGATGCGAGCTGCTCAGCAGCGGACGGTGGCGGAACCTGCGCGAGCGCACCGCTCACGACATGCCACTGCCCCGGCTGGCTGATACACGTCATCCACTGAACGTCAGTGATTTCGATCGTGTTCGTGACGCCGGATGGGATCGGGCTGTCGATACTGTCATAGAACGCGGTGATGTTGCCGCTTGCGTCGTACGCTGCCTGTTTTTGGCCCATGGTTAGTAACCTATAACGATGTACATAAACGTCGTGTTGGCCAACTGGCTTTGAATGGTAGCCCCCGTCTTTCCGCCGCCTATCCATCCATTCCAGTTGAACGTGTTGCCGTCCGACATTGCGGATGAAGAAGTCCGCAGAATGCTCATTACCGAAGCTGTGTTGGGGAAGGCAATCGGGAAAGTGACGGTGCCAGTCTGGCCAGAAGTCGCCCCAAGGCCCCACTGGATAATCAGCCCGCTCGGCAGCTTCTGATAACCGCTTGACGTAAGCGAATTGGCGAACGGTTGCCCGACGCGCTGCGTATAGGTTCCGAACGCCTGCCAGTACGTGCCGCTCCATACCAGCACTACGAACTCGCCAGTGGCGAGCGTGATCGACGAAGCAAGACCAATCGTGGTATCGATGATTGCGTTCGCTTTGTTGGTGCCGATCGTCAAACTGTATTGGGCTCCACGCTGGAACGCAATCGCGGCACCCGGCGGCAACCCCACTTCGCTCGGCAGTGTGGCCGTCTGGTTTGTAGGACCGTTGAAGTAGTGAAAGCCGCCGACATCATCGTTTGTCAATGTCACGGCCGCTGCAATGATGCCGGAACCTGTACCGCTACTGGCATTGAAGTTCCCCAACGCCCGCTGCACGAACGCCGTCGTCGCGATCTTCGTCGTGTTGTCGAACTGCGGCGGCACGGGCGCCTGCGGCGATCCTGTGAATGCCGGCGACGCGAGCGGCGCTTTCATCTCAAGACCACCCGCTTGTGCATCCTGCACATCCTTCAAAAACCGCGTCCGATTCGCCAACTGCCGCAACGGCACGTTGTCGATCCCATCCGGCCCGCCCTCGACCGGATCGGACGTTTCGAACTGGCGGATGCCGGGTGTCCAGGTCGAGCTTTCAACCAGGTCAGTCATGACTTGATACTCCCTCTGTTGTACTGGCCGTCGCGATGCGCGAAGCCGTTGTAGCGAATCGGTGCCTCGCGGTAGTCGAGCGACGCGAGCATCGAGCGTCGCGGCGCGTAGCGCTCCAGCACCGCCTTCAGGTTGTCTGCCTGGTCGCGCGTGATCGGCCGCGACAGCTTGACGATGTATTCCGCCCACGCCGTTTCCCGGCCGTGCACGTAGTCACCGTTGTAGGTCGCCGACCCGTCGCGCCGGCGCACGCGCCGGCCCTCGACGATCGTCACCTCGCCGAAGCCGAGCCGGCGGATCACTTCGCGCACCGCCCACGGCGTGCCGCGCCTCTGATGCAGCTGGATCGCGCCGCGGACGAGCGCGCGGCGCGCATCGTCGGACTCGGCGAGCTCCCACCCGTCGACCGACACTTCGGCGGCGAGATACGGCAACAGGGCCGCGTCGCAGCGATCCGGATTCCAGTAATCGCGGATCGGAATCGGCAGGCCCTCGGCGGCGGCCAGCGCATTCGCGGCGCGCCGCTCGAGCGGCGTCGCGTTCGGCGGCAGCAGCTCACTCATAGATGCCGCCGTATTCGATGACGATGTCGACGCAGCAAGACGCCTGCGTCGGGCCGATCGCGAGGTCGCCGGCCGGCTCGATCAACTCGGTCTTCGACAGGCCGGCGGCCTGGCAAACGCCCTTGATCGCCGATTCCGCGACGCCGACGCCGAGGCGGCGCACCTTGTCGGCATACGCGCGGGCGTTCTTCGTCGCCTGGGCGATCAGCACGTCGGCGCCGACCGGCGAGCGCGTATAGCCCTTCGCGCGGATCCGGTAGCGGACGATCTCGGCCGGGCGCGCGAGCACGGTGTCGTTCAGCGGCCGTTGATCCTCGGCCGACAGCGCGAACTCGACCGCGCGGCAGAGCGCGTCGTCCACCGTGCCGTCGCCGTCGCGTGACAGCAGCGTGACGAGCACGTCGCCCGGCCGCGGGCGCGTGGCCTTCGCATCGAGCAGGCGGCCGTCGACGGCAAGCGCCTTCGATTCGTACGCGGCAGCCGGGCCGGCCACGCTGAAGCCCTGCGGCGCAAGCTGGATGCGACGGCGCAGCGACTCGTCGTCCTCGTATACGGCCGGAATATCGTTGGGAAGGTCGGCCGGCGTGACGACGAGCCGCTCGATCCCGAACAGCGCGGCGCGCTGGTCGAGGTCGCTGCCCTTCGCGAACGCGAGCATCACAGCCCGCACGGTGTCGTTGATGCGCTGGCGCAGCACGAGCTCGCGATAGCAGTTTTCCTGCAGCAGGCGCGCGAGCGGCTCGGATTCGAGCGCGACCGTCGCCGCGATTTCGGCCTGCTCGTCGGCGGGCCAGAGCGCGATCAGCGCGGTCTTCCGGCGTGCATACAGCGTTTCGAAATCGAGCGCCTCGAGCGCGTCGGGGGCGGGCAGGCTCGACAGATCGATGAGCGCGGCGGCCGTCATGCGGCACCTCGCTGCGGCAGCGCGACCCACGTCAGCGTATTCGCCGGATCGACCTGCGTGTCGTCGACGTGCGTGATGACCTGCTTGCCGTCCGGCCCGGTCGTCACGACGACGCTTTCCGTCAGCGCGAGCTTGATCGACAGGTCGACCGCGGCCGGATCGCGGACGCTCATCTCGAAGGTGATGCCGTCGGCGCGCGCGGCGGGGTTCGTCACGAGGTCCGGCTGGTTCGCGCGCACCCATTCGACCAGCGCGACGAACACGGGGTCCGCGTCGCCGGTGAAATTCGGCGCGAGCACGCGGGCCACGTACCGGTATTCGAACGACGGCGTCAGCGTGCCGGTCGCGGCGAGCGACCCTTGCTCGACGAGCACGGTCAGCTTGCCCGGGTCGGTCCCGAGCGCGGGAACCGCGGCGACGAGCGCGCGCCGCAGGCTGTCTGGCTTATTCATGCGGATGCTCCCCGTTATCGGCCGGCTGCGATTGGGCCTGGCACGTCGCGATCATGTCGACCTTGGCCGCGCACGTCGCCCATGCCGCCTTGACGGTCGTGAGCGCCGCGTCGAGCTCACCGTTGGTGCGCGGCGCGAGCGCCGGCAGCGTGCACGGGCTCACCGTCTGGCAGGGGGCCGACGTAATCGTCGGCGCCGGTGAGAGCGGGACTGGCTTGCAGGCGGACAACGTCGTCAGGCAAACGAGTGTCAGCCCAGGCGCGAAGCGCGGCGTTTTCATCGATCAATCTCCGGTTTTCAAGTCGAACGGCGTCGAGCTTCGACGCGATCGCGTTCTGCGTGCGGTCGAGCCGCGCTTGCTGTCTGGCGCGGTCGGCGGTGTCCTGCTGCAGGCGCCGGATCGCGCCGTCACGATCGGCGAGGCCCTGCCGCGCGTCGGCGAGTTGCAGCCGGGCAGTCGCCAGATCCGCATGCAGCTCGCGCACATACAGCGCGGCGGCCACGCAGGCGGCAAGCACGAGCAGCCCCGCGGCGAGTTTCGCGGCGAGCTCGCTCATGCCGCCGCCGCGGCGTCGGCGTCGTCGTCGGCATCCGCCGCAACGGGCTGCGACGCATACCGGTCGCAGGCGCGCGCGAGCTTGACGTCGTAGAGGTTCGCCGCGTAATCGGGCCCGTTGTAGCCGCGCGCGAACGCGGCCCAGTTGCGGGCGCGCAGCGCGGCGAGCAGCCCGGCGTCCGCGGCGACGAACCGCACGAACGCGTCGAGGTGTTCCGCCTCGCCGCTTTCCATGCGCGCGACGAAGTCGTCGATGCCCGCATAGCCGAGGCGTTGCCAGTGATAGCCCATCACCTGGAACGCGCCCCAGCTCGCGGACTCCCACGCGGCGCGGGCGTCGATCACTTCGGCCGCGGCGAGGCGCGTGTATTCGGCGGCGCCGCCGCGATAGCCGCCGCGCGCTTGCGACACGATGTCCGGCTGCTTCGCCGCGAACGGCGCCGGATCGATGCCGCGCGCCTGCAGCCGCTTCCAGAAGATGTGCCGCTCGAACAGGATGACCGGCCGGCCGTCGGGCAGGAAGCCGGCGCCGCGCGATTCGACTTCGTTGACTGCGCGCACGCAGGCAAGCGGCACGCCGAGCGTGCGCGCGGCGCGTTCGAGATCGGCCAGCGCCAGGTGCTGCGGATCGCGCTGGCCGGTGGCGAGCGCGGCGTACGTCTTGGGGCCGGCGATGCCGTCGTCGACGAGGCCGGTTTTCCGTTGCAGCGCGATGACGGCGGCTTCGGTGGCGGCGTCGTAGATATGCGTGACCTGCACCGTATAACCTGCGCGGATCAGGCGGCGTTGCAGCAGGCCCACGTCGTCGCCGTGGTCGCCGAGGCGGCGGGTTTTCATGGTTCAGTCTCTCCGCAGAAGGCGCGCGACGTTGCCGCGCGCGCCGTACACGAACATCGCCAGCAGGACCGCCGTGGCCGCTTCGAAGAAGCCGACGGATGCGGCATGCAGCAGCAGCTCGATCGATGCGCCGCCCGTCACGACGACGAGGGCCCACGCGACCCACGACACATGGCGCCGGTGCCGTGCGCCGTTGCGCCGGTAAGCGAGCACGCGCACGAGCGCGGCGAGGTGCGCGGCGAGGGCGATCAGCGCGAGCGGGACGTGCATGTCATCCCCCTTTGCGGAACAGCGACAGCAGGTCGAGGGTCTTGACCCGCTCGATGAGCTGCAGCGTGACGGCGATCACGAGCGCGGCCGCGAAGAACGCGGCGACGCCCGTCGAATGGATCGGCGTGGCGCTGACGATTTCCGGCGCGGCGAGATAGCCCATCACGAGCGAGATCAGCAGGTAGGCCGCGCGCCGCGCGACGCCGATCTCCTTCGACGTGATGACGACGAGCGCCGCGCCCGTGAACGCGCCGATCAGCGCGTTGCCGTCGATGCCGGGCGCGAGGCCGGCGAGCCCGATCGCGGTCGACAGCCCCGCGGCGGTGGTGGTATTCGGTTCGGCCATGGCGGCGTTCCAGGTCAGTCAAACAGTTGCAGCAGCGGCTTCGTGCTCGACACGGTGTCGAGCGGCGGCAGGTAGACGGGCGTGCCGGCCGGCAGCACGACGCCGAGATCGGCGAGGCCGGTGTTGGCCTCGAGCACGGTTTCGACGGTGCCGTCGGTGCGGCCGTAGTGCCGCCAGCACAGCGCGTCGACCGTGTCGTCTTGCAGCGTGCGCACGATCAT